AATTGATTATGGTATTGCAGCTTGTGATGAATGGATCTCACGAGGATATAAAGATACTTGCAGAGAGAAGATAGCAGCTTATAGAGATGTTTTTTCTAAGAATAATGACCTTCCTTTTTGGTTTGGTAATGAGAAAGTACATTATTCCCATCAGTGCGTTTTGTTAAAAAAGGATCCTGAATATTATAGTAGAAAATTTCCCTATGCTGATATCAATCAAGGTTATGTTTGGCCAGATTGTAGACATAACTTCTATTGGTATAAGTAATAGACAATGGATTTTAAGAGTTATTATAATTTGAAAGAGAATGTAAATAAGTTTGATATTAATTGGCAAATTGTTCGTACAGATGCCAGAGACATTAAAGATGTATCAGAGAAAATTTCTCATGTGATGCATTTTTTAAATGATCATCCTACTAAAGAAAATTATGGAAGAGTTCATAATTGGCTTAGAATGACTAAGCTTGGTTATAAATCAGAACCAGATAAAGCTCAACAATTTGAAACAGCTTTAGATCATATAGAAAACAACAAAGAAAAATATAATTCAGAAGAAGATATGGGTGATATTTCTTCCATAGATTCTCAAAAGCTTTTAAAAGTTTATAAAGATTTAAAAAAGAGAAAGTACGGATTTCAAATTAAAACAGTACCCAAAGCCCATACAGATTTTCTCCATCAATTAGAATCTGAATTAGAAAAAAGAAGAATAAAAATTTAATGTTTATTTTTTATTATTATATTTGCCAATAATAATAAGACTAACAGATTAAAAATTGTTTCTATAGCATTCACAAATCAGGATCAGAATCCTGTATTAACTCTACTTTGTCTCTCTTATTTTTGTCATATAATTTTGACATTATTTCATCCCTAGTTGCTATAAGCACATTAGTGGTTGGAGGTTTTATATTTTTAGCAGCAGATACTTCCATTTGTTTAATCTCTATATTATTTTTAATCTGCTTATTCTGCATATTAATCTTATTTAAAGAATCTAATGCTTTGGTAGTTGCATTAATTAATGAAGCAAGAGCTGCTATCTCTTGAGGGTTTTGTCCTGTAATGACTATATCTTTTAAAGAATTAACAGCATCTAAACTAGCTTCTATATTTTCTGTAGCTTTCTTAATAACATACTCATTCATGTTATCATCATTAACTTCCGGAAGAGGAACTTCTGATGCAACTATTTGATTATTAGAAGGTACTGAATCTGCTCGCAATTGTTCTACAATCGCATCTATTTCGTTATTATTTGAATCCATGTTGAATTATATTAATTATACAACTAATATACTTACAAGATTATATACATTTTTCTCTGTTGAAAAAGAATCAACATACATTATTATATCTATATGAACCAAGAATCTTTCAAATTAGAACCAATAAGAATACATTTTATAAAGACACATCCAGACGCCATTCTGCCATCTAAGAAGAATGTAAATGATACAGGATACGATCTTTCCTCGGTGGATGAAGTAGTAGTACCAGCTAAAGGATCGGCAGTTGTGCCTACAGGTTTACAAGTAGCAAAGACAGAAAAAGGACTTTGGTATTTGATTCTTCCACGCTCAGGTATGGGATTTAAGCATAGCATTCAACCTCATTTAGGTGTTATAGATAATGAATACAGAGGTGATTTAGGAGTCAAACTTTACAATTTTTCTGATGTAGATTATAAGGTCAGCAAGGGTGATAGAGTAGCTCAGATTGCGTATTTTCCTCTACTTTGTATTGAGCCTACTTGGGCAACAGAAACAGATGAAACTACTCGCGGTTCTAATGGATTTGGTAGCTCTGGCATCTAATGACTAATCATTACGAAACACTTTGGGTTGAAAAATACAGACCCAAGACATTAAAAGATATTATTCTTACAGAAGATAATAGAGAACATTTTAATACTCTTGGAGAAGATACACCCAATATTCTTTTTCACGGATCTCCAGGTACAGGTAAAAGCACTCTAGCTAAAATTATAGTTAATGATATTTTAAAATGTCAATATCTTTATATTAATGCTTCAGATGAAAGTGGTATTGATACCATTAGAAATAAAGTTATTAGCTTTGCTCAGACTAGATCTGTTGATGGTAAGAAGAAAGTAGTAATCTTAGAAGAGGCAGATGGTCTTACAGGTGATGCTTTACGTATTCTTCGCAATGTTATGGAAGAATATGTAGATACTACTCGATTTATTCTTACCGCTAATTATCTTAATAAGATTATAGAACCTATTAGATCTCGTTGTATGCTTTTTAAATTACAACCAGATTTAATTGGATGTGTTAGCAGAGTCGTTGAAATTTTAAAAAAAGAAAACATCAAGGTAACACCAGATACTTCCAAGAAATTAGCAGAATTTACTACAGAAAGATATCCAGATCTTAGACGCATAGTTAATGATCTCCAAAGATTTTCCGTATCAGGGTCTTTGTCAATTCCCGAAGACGACCAAATATCAGATTTAGCATCTTATATTATTAAAGGGTTAACTACTTGTAAGATGCCTTCTTTAGATCTTAGAAAGAAAGTTATAGAATCAGAAAAATTATTTAATAGTGATTACCAATCATTATTAAAGCAAATGTTTGATTATACCTACGATTCCAGTTTAACAGAGAAGGAGAAGAAAATTCTTCTCGTAGACATAGGAGAATATATGTATAGAGACAATTTCGTATTAGACCACGAAATTAATTTCTTCTGTTGTCTGTTAGCTATAGAAGCTTCGTTTAATTAAGCGTAACGCTTTTCCTTAGCAGGAGAAGCTGGAATAGAAGTATTCTTCTTAGGCAAAGAATCATCTAAAGGACGATTATTTAAGATATCAAAATCATTCTTTAATTCTTTAGCCTTGGTATCACCAACAGGGTGTTCGTATTTATTTGGAACACCTTGCACTGGTGGTAAATTGTTACCAAAATTTAATACTTCTATGTATTCAAGATCTCCAGGAACTTCAAATTCATTGAATTCAGTTGGATATTGAACTGTGCGAGGATCACATTTTAAAACTAAAATTACACTATCAGAACCAGCAATGCTATTAGCATCTTTTGCACTAGCATTATTAGAATTACCATTTACTTCTTTGACAAAAAAGAAAGTATTTGGATTTTGAGACAACATGTCAGTTATCCATGTATTAAACACTGGATCGGTTTCATATCTTTGTTTATAGAATTTTGATTTAAAAAACTCTGGACGGAGTTTTACTGGCGTACCTGTACGAAAACCGCCATTTGAATAGTGGCTAAAAGCTCTTTCGCATAATGTTTCGAATTTATTGAATTTTTGACTCATAGATATTGTATGTTAGACCTAAATATTTACCTCTGACATGGCAACTATTTACCTAGATAATTTATTTAATCCCCGTCAAACACAGAATCCTGCTACTTTACCTGACAAAAGCCCTGTAAATGTTATGTCAATTTATACAGATTTGCATTTAGATTTAACAAATTCCAAAAATATAGGATTGGGTTTAAACCCACAAAGTGCTAATGACATAGAAGTAGATAACGATGTAAATGCTATAAAAAATTCATTATATAATATATTCACCACTATTCCTGGACAAAAAGTATTATCACCTTCTTTTGGTTCTAATTTAAGCCAATATCTTTTTGAAGCTGTAGATTCTACAAGGGGTAAAATTATAGGTGATAACATTTTAAGAACAATAAACACATTTGAACCGAGAGTCAATATACTAAATATAGAAGTATACCCTCTACCAGATCAATTAATGTATCACATTATTTTAATATATAAATTAATTGGCAAGGCTAGTACGTTTAAAACACCTATACAAATATTTCCCAATAACATTCAAATATTATGAGTACAGACCCATTTAATTCCAATTCTTATATAGCCTTTGACGGCTCAAGTATTAGAGATTTAATTATCAATAAACTAAATCAAGGCCAAGTTTTTACAGATCAAAATTATCAAGGATCAAACATTTCCGCATTAATAGATGTTATCAGTTATACATTCAGTACACTTTTATATTATCTAAATAAAACCTCCTCAGAAAGTATGTTTTCAGAAGCTCAAATTTATGAAAACATGAACAGAATTGTAAAGCTTTTAAACTATAATCCAAAAGGAAAAATAACTCAAACACTGGCTTATAGTATAACTACGGACACGAGATTGACTCCAGGAAATTATATTATTCCTAGATATAGTTATGTTAATATTGGAGGAACCTCATTCTCTTTCAACAAAGATATTATTTTTACTAATAGTGCCGATGGTACGATTAGTACACAAAACAAAACCACAGATTTCTTTTTATACCAAGGAAAATTCCAAGAATATCCTTCTTACAATGCTACCGGTTCTAATAACGAGGTGCTTTATTTAAGTTTAGGTGACACCACTTATCTTGATAATTTTAATATATTTGTTTATGTTAAACCAAAAAACACTGGTATTTGGGAACAATGGAATCAGACCCAAAATTTATTTTTAAATAAATCAACTGATAAAGTTTTTAGCGTTAGATATAATCCAAATAAAAATTATGAAATAATTTTTGGAGATGATATAAACGGCAAAAAATTAACAACAGACGATACAGTACAAGTATATTATCTACAAATAAACCCAACAAGTCCAACCGTAGGAACAAATGCTTTAAAAGACCTTTCTATAGTTTTATATAATAATATTACATACAATAATATTAAAACAGACGTTTTTCCGCAAAATGGAACTTATTTAACCCGAAATTTATTGAACCTAGTTCTATTAGATAATGAATATCCATCTAGTCCTTATGAAAGTGAGGAATCTGTGGATGATATTAGAAAAAATGCACCTAAAAATTTCAGTTATCAACAAAGACTGGTAACCACAAACGATTTTCAGACTTATATAGAATCAAATTTTGATAATATAATTTCAGATGTTTATGTTGCCAACAACGATGATTATTTGAAAGGGCATATCAAATATCTTTACAATATCGGTATAAATGCTCCTCAGTCTGATAATACGGTTTTGTATAATCAAATTAAATTTGCCAATAGTTGTAATTTTAATAATGTTTATGTATACTTGTCACCCATTAATGACTCTCAAAAATATGTAAACTCTTCTCAAAAAGAATTAATTTTATCAGAAATAGAGGATCAAAAAGTATTAACTTCTCAAATAGTACCCATTGATCCGGTCTATATGGCGTTTGATTTTTATGTAAAATCATCTACATCATCTCCTACAGTATCAGATTTAGGATATAATAAATTAAAGGTTTACAAAAAATCCAATTCTAGAAGATCTTCGTCTGGTATATCAGCAGATATAATAAATTTAATTTCTTCAACTTTTAGCAAAAAGAATGTTTCGTTTGGAAAGAGAATTAATATTAGCGAACTAGCTACCAACATAGCTAGCATAGACGGTATAGATAAAATTCAAACTTATAGAAGTGACACAGAAGAATATGTAGACGGACTTTCTCTTATAGCTTGGAATGAAACATATCCAGATCTTGATGTTGATGTATATAACCAAAGTTTACAATTAGAATATTTCCAATATCCTTATTTTAATAATATATCAAATTTAATTTCAAGAATTGAAATAATAGAAACATCTGGTGTTATACAAATAACTGATTTCTAAAATGCAATCATCTTTTCCTTTATTATTAAACGAATCTATATATTTCGATTATAGTCCTCCACCTACATTTGCAGGACACGTTAATAAACATCCTTTTAGAGTTAATATAACATCAAGCACAGAGGGTGAACATATAGTTAATTTAAATGCCAAGTATTCTAGATCTTATGATCCACAAGAACCTCCCAATAAATGGACTTTTCTCAGACCGGAATATAAATTTTATGACACAAATTTTAATAGAATAAATTCTATCACCACAAAAGACACTTCTTTATATTTAGATAATGAAGGTGTATTAAATTCCGTAAGCGGAACATTTGTAGGTGTTAGCGGAACTGCTGAATTTTATTTTACAGATGACATTTATAATTTTGATTTAGTTTATAGTAAACAACCCTATACGACAATTATAGCAACCTTAATTACCACAGATATTAGCACTCCAAATCCTAATATAGACATAGACTATATAAGCCCTAATCTTGGTAATAGCAAAGCTATTGCATATCAACCTTATATCTTGTATTATAGACAACCGGATTATCTAAAAATTTCAGAAAATGGTATAAGAGATTATATTAATCCTCGTTGGTCTTCTATAACACAACCTGTGTTATTCACTATTAACTGGAACCCTTTTCCAGAAAAATATTTAGACGGTAATGAATTACAACCGGTAGAAATAGAATCTAATTTTTGTCACTATTTCCCTTCTGTAAATGACACATCAGATATAATAATAAACGCTCATTTAAACGAAGTTAATTATCATTTTAATTCCAATTTAAAAATATCTTACAAAGATAGTGATGGTCTTTTGACTCCAGGATATTGTAAAAGTTCTTTCAATGTAAATTCTTCTACATATCAAAAAGCAAAAATTACAGCAACTTGTAATGCTATGGGCCCTGGATTAAGTGGAAATGTATATTCTCCCAAACTTTGGATATCAAATCCAAACGCAGGATTAATGAGCGTAGTAAATTACAATACTCCACATTTTTTTCCAAACATAACTGATAAAAATTTCAACCCAGCTCAAATTTATAATTTTGAAGTTCCTATAGTTAATGTGGCAGATTTTTCAAAAGGTAGTTTTTCTACAACAGGGCATCACGGTATAAATAGCATAGTGGTCTTACCTCCACCTAGTTTCCAAGCATGGGCTACAGATAGTGAATTGAATTATCTTTATAGGTTTGGAACAAAGGGTCAGATAATATCTGCTATAGACATAAACAAAATAATTTCAGATAATAATTTAGGATTTTTAGTAAATGGTCAAGTATCACCAAATTCTATAACTTTAGATAGTTCTTATAATATTTGGGTAACTTTATATGATACATTAAGCGTTTTAAAATTAGACAAAGATGCTAATTTCTTATTTGCTGTAGCTCCTCCATTATCTAGTATTAGACCGAATATAGATTCAAATTGGTATTATGGTAATGAAGAATATCCCTTTGCAAATGAAACTCAAAATTTCATAGAACCCACCTATATTGACTCAGATACATCAGATAATGTTTGGGTAACCTATTCTAATTATGCTAGTGGTTATGCTGCAAAATATGCACAAGACGGAACTTTATTAAAGCTTTTACAATACCCTGTAAATTCAAGTCCTCAAGATATTATAATAGACAATGTGGATAATATGTGGATAGCTTTGTCTAATAATACTTGGGATTCATTAGGTTCTTTAGAAAAAAGAGACTCTAATGGAGTTTTATTAAGCTCTTTTGGTCCTATAAGAGGTATTAACAATTTAGCTTTAGATAACAATCAAAATATATGGTTTACCTATTCTTACAATAAGATAGGAACTATTGATAACTTATCATCAGCTGTCAACACCATAGATCTTTCCGACATTAGTGATTTTTCTAAATATGCTCCAAAAGATTTAACAAATCCGAGTAAGAACACAGATGAAACGGCTTTAGAAGGTATAGCATGTGATGTAAATGGATTTATTCACGTAATAAATTCTATTGAAAATCAGGTATATGTTTTTGACAGTAACACAAAACAATTTTTAAATAAATTTTATGTAAACCCACAAGGATTTTCTTTTTACACAGAAGAAGAAAGAGGTGATACTATAGTTAATTATAATCAATGGAATAAATCTGCAAGAGCCTATGGTGATTGGACTGGAAATAGATGGCTCAACAAGTATAAGAAATTTAATTCGTATACTTGCACTACAGATTTAGATTATATATTAACAACAGATTATAAAATAATATTAGTAAATCAAGAATATATTATAACACCAGAACCTATAGAATTGTACGGAGAATCCAATACATTATCTTTTAATAACAGTTGTCAAGATATTTTTAAAATTAATGAAAATTATAATTTAAAAGATCAAATGAAAGATTTGGCTTTTATGCCGGTTCTTCAAGAAAGTAATTTCTTATTTGATAATTTCTTAAACACAATTTATGGAAATTCTGCGCATAATGATTTAGGAGTTTCATCTTACGAAAAAATTTCTAATTTTTCTAAAAACATTTCAGACGTAGATACCTGTGAAATAAATCAATTATATAGTCTTGCAGATTCTATAGAAGAAAATACTAATGACTATCGTTTAAATTATCCATCAGAAATAAAAAGATTAGTTGATTTATTATCAATAAATCAAAATAGACTCTGGGGTACCAATACAAAAAATGAAAACAATTTTAAAAAGCCTTCTGACGAAGGAATTTTAAACAGAGGTGAATTATTAAGTACAAACTATACAGTATCCGCAGGAATACCAGTTGTTTTAAAAATCAAATCTTTAAACAAATATGATTTTATACCAACTGGATTTATAAATGGATTGAGTAGTTATCCGGTTCAAACATTAATAGATTTTATAGGGTTAAATGTTCATGATTTTAATCTTTATTATGAATTTTATGAATTTATTCCAGGATCTAGCGAAATTATTACAGAAGGGGTTATAGACTGGAACAATCCTCAAACAACTATCAACAAAACAATATCTTCTTATAATGAGTGGGTTGGTAATGAAAAAATTATAGATACCTTATTTTCTTATCAATTATACAAAGGCTTGGGGTTGATTAAATAAGGGTTTCTTTCTAAATATTAAATAATGAGTAATTCTTTTACAGTATACGGTGTTGGTAGTTATCCTAATGAAATATACCAATCCAAACCAGTTACTTCATTTACAGACTATTTTGGGAATGTTTACAATTTAATTAACACTTCCATGATGGTCAAAAATTTTCTTAGATATCAAAAAAGACCAACAAATGAAATAATAAATTTTTTAGAAACCGCAAATTACAACCCTATAGTTTATTATTCCGGTAACACAACAATTACATATCAAACTGGGAATGTTTTCAACAATTATAATAATATTGTTTTTAAAGACAGTACTGCAACAACTAATTTAAACATATCATCATTAAGACAAAATTGGCAAAATCCTCAAGAATTTAATTTGTTCTATGTATCATATGATACCACACCTGTAACATTAGATTTAACCAATCAAGTAGTATTGACAGATAGCATATTGCAACAGTATACTAATAATAATGGTATCGTCACTTTTGATTTGGATCTTTTTTGTGGATATATTCTATACCCACAAAGAATTTTCTTAAATCCTATAGGGATGTCTTATGTCGGTGGATATTGGGAATTATCTGCTACTACAAAACTAATGGCATCAAGCACGGCTTTCTTTAATTCTTCTTCAATAGAAATTGACGCGTCAGATTATCATCGAGCTTATTTAGACCGCAAACCAAGTTTGATTGATTTGCCATCTTCTTTAAACAGTTATTCTTTAGTATACAATTTATGTGCTAGTCGCACTAGAATAAATAGATATTTAAATCAAAATTATAATTTCCCGTTTTCTTTTATTCTAGAAAATGATGGAGTTATAAATCCAGATTCAACTCTTGTCGCTTATAGTGCAGTTTATTTAAATTTTGCTGGTGCGCCTACAGATATATATTCAAGTAACGGAATTGTACAATTACAACCAGATGTTTATAAGACAAATAATGCTCAAAAACTTAATTCAAGTTATATTATTTCTTATAACTATAATACAGACATACAGACATTTCAATTAGCACAATATAAATCCAATAAAAGCGTTGATCTTGGATCTAGTGTTAATTGTGTTTTGAGTGCATCGTTTGATTTAAATAATTCGATTTTAAATTATGGTTTAAAAACCAATCCTTCTCAAATAGTATCTATATCAAATGCTAACGGATTAAATGTAAATTATATAGCTGATTGTGCAACTATAAAAAATTCTTTTGAATCTTGGCAAAGCACCTTTAACGGATTTAGAATTAATGCGACAACCACTCAATTAGGAAATACAGTTAGTGTACCAACTGTAGCTAATAATACATTGGTTTGGAAAACAAAATATCCACCACATTTTTATTCTTATAAAGTATCGTTAGTAACAGGTTCCCCCATAAAATATTTTGATTCTTTTGGATTGAATTTTTACTTAACAACTAGTGCAATAAATTATAACCCTTATTCTATTAATGTAAATTTATCATCTTTTATTTCATCAGATTACAATGCTCTTTTATATGATTTAGGAACTACTAGCAAAAATGATTTAATTAAATTCTCTCTCACAGATATTGAGTCTTTTATCTTGCCTCGATTAAGCGCAACCTACGGACCAAACAACATTCCTTATAATTTAAGCACTTCATATTACGTACCGGTATCAGACGCAAAATTTTTATCAATATATTACCCTGATGCTCCTTATGGAGAAATATCCTTTTCTTTGAGATCTACATTATGTTCTGTAGCAGGTGAAATGGATGCTTTTGAAGCAACGAATATAACATTGGCTAAAGGAGGTTACCAACCACTTAACCCGTCACCTTTATTTATAGAAATAGTTGATGAAAAATCAAATGAAATCACATTAGATGCTTCTTTTAATAATACTGTTACTGCTTGGCCTGGAAGAGATTTATCAGACTCTTATATTTCTTGGTCTTATGAACCATCCAATCTAGACGTATCTATAAAGGCTATAAATAAAAATGGTAGTTTTATACAAAATATAGTTCCTAATCAAGCTTACAAATTCAATAAAAATTCTTGGTTAATAAATGTCTCAAACTATGGACCAGAAACTGTATACATCAGACTTTCATCTTTAAAATATAATGAAATATCTCAACCAATTACAACTAATAAAAATCTTTTTGATTATTTTGCTAGTGGTCAATTTTTAATAACACCTACCATAGATTTAAATAATTTAGAAAAAACCAGGACAGCAGAATTCAAATTACAAATACCTTTCGGTACTAAAAAATACGATATTAAACCTTCTTCAACTCCTATATACTGGGAGTGGTCTTACGATTCAGAATTAAATTCACCACTAATAGAAGCATATCAAGGAGGCAATTCTAATCCTCATTTAGTATCATATCCTCATAGCACCAACACTAATGCTGCTAAAATGAGCTCTATAAGATTGGAAGTTACACCAATTTTAAATGATAAACCAATTATACACACAGTAACATTAAAAGCATATTCTAATGTAAGATACCCAGCAGTAACTGGATCCTATACATTTACAGTAGATGATTTCCCTTCAGCAAATTTATTTAATTCAGATTTTATTACAACCTATGTTGGTTTCAATGACAAAGAAATAGCAAATACCAGAAAAGGAATAAATGTGATAACCAGACCAACTTATTCCAATTTTAATTTTAATTTTAAATCCATTAATGATAATTCTTCAGTTTCTCAGAGAAGTATTCTTTGGACTATTAAAAATAATGATGGTACTACAACTTATTCAGACGATCAGTATTCTTACAATTTCACAAATATACCAGCCGAAAATGAAATAACTTTTAGTGTTACTGGATTAGTTCAAGGATGGCCTAATAAACACAAAATAAACACAACAACCTATCTTAATATTATAGATCAAGTGGAATTTAATAAACCTCTCAAATTTATTATATATCCAGAATATGCTTGGTTAGGAAGCAAATATTTAACATTATTAAATAAAAATAATTATACACTTTCTTATAGACCGTCTGCTTATGGCAATAAGAAATCTAATAGTCAGACTTTCTACATTTCAGCTAATAAAGATTTTTTTGACGAATATAGATATATAAACAGAAATGATTATTCAACATATTCAACAACTTCATCTTTTGATTTATTAGACATATCTTACAACAATGATATTTCTTTATATGAAAAAGGATTATCTTTAACTTTATCAGCTTTCAATAAGCAATATCCAGAAATAAATGGATCTACTTATTGGGTGCCTAATGGTTCTGTTCTTGAGCAAAAACCTTTTAACATAGTAGCAGACACAATACCTATAGATCAGATTTCAACAAATAATTTCTATTATTCACCTCAGATATTCCCTTACAATGATTTAGTTTTAGATTTTAAAGTACTCAATACAAATATAAATCTAGATAAAAGTAAATACGTGACAGTCTCTCAAACTATTAGTACTTCTCCAGTTAATACACCAGCTACAATTGTTGGAGGTACCATTACATATTATCTATCTAGTAGATTCTGGACAGTAAGTGCATCTGCCCCGACTGTAAACGGTACATATAACTTATTTACATTAAATATAGGTGATCCTTATGTGCCTCTTTATACAGGAGACTTGGGAATTGAAAATTTCTACATTTACGCAAAACCTTCTGTAATACAACAAATACCTCCTAGTACGTTTATGAACACTAATTATAAAGGTAATACAGACCTCTGGAATAAAATTAATTTATGAGTATAACAGTTACAGGAAATACTTTTTTAAAAGCTTATACTAATGGCGTCGTCAAACAACAAGTATATAAATCAACAATATATGCTTTAACAGGTGAAAATGTCTTTATTAAATATAAAAATACACAATTTGGAAATAACGTTCCAGTCTCATACGTTACTAATTTTGGCGAAGACAATTCTATTGTTACAACTTCACCAGAAAATACTATTTTTTACAGTTATAATAAACCCGGAACTTATTACATATCTTATTCTGCTATTTACACCGATTCTAGTTTAGTTGTTTATAATTTATCAGAACCTTTTATTATCAAAGATAAATGGGACATTTATAGCCAAGAACAATTAAGGTTAGTTGATGAAATAACTTTAAAATTACCATATCTCCAAGATCAAGTAGATATCCAACCTAATGAATGGGGAGTTGAAGATATTTTTAACACTTCTATATCTAGATTACAAAGTAATTTGGACTATTTAAAATCTAACACACAAACCATTAACACACAATCTCCTATTAGTTTCTTTGGTTGGCTTGGAAGCAATACCAATTCTAAAGCATCTGGAATAAAATGGTTTACCAACACCTATAATCAAACCTTTGTAAATAATCCAGAATTAGCTGTTTCTCAAGGAGCCTCTTATTTTTCCAATATTAAAGATGCAACAGAAACTTCTGACTACATTTACGTATTAGATAATACAAGTTTTAGAGCATTTTCTTCTACAGACATACCCATAGAAAAAAATTTTTCCAATGCAGATCAAATATCACATCTTTTATTAGATCCTCAATCTTTAGACATAGATGATAGTGGAAATGTTGTTTATGTAGCAGACACAGCTGCAAATAAAATATACAAATTTTATCTAAATCTCTCTAACACACCTTCTATTGATATACAATTATCTGTTGGAGGATTTGGTAATGTTAATGCTCATGATAAATTTAATTCACCGACAGAAGTATCTTACACCAACAATAATGTTTATGTTTTAGATTATAATAATAATTGTGTTAAAGAATTTAACCAAGATTTAAATTGGATTCATACCTACACTTCTTCTTTATTAGATAATGACCAACCAGTGAGTGTTACAGTTCATCCCCAATATTCGTTTGTATATGTTTTATCTCAGTCTCATAATTTATACATTTTTGATCATCTAAGTTCTGAACCTTTTGCAACTATTAGTTTGAATGAAACTAAAGACGGACATGATTTAAATAAAATACTTTTTGATGATGTAGGTGATTTCTTTTATATACAGACAGAACAAAATATATACAAATATTCTAGTTCCAATATTTTTATATCGAGATTTGAAATTTCCAAAACAACAGATGTTCTTTACAAGAATATAAGATCTACAAAAGACAGATCTTTAATTATAAGCTCCAACAAATGTTTATTAAAATGTCAGGATTTCGTACAAGTATTTAAATTAGGTGATGGATTACCTTATAACTATTGGACTATAGATCAATTAAAAGTTTCTAAAGACGAATTTGTCTCTGATTTTAATTATAACCGTTCTTTAGCAAGAATGGCACAAAATATCAAAACATTCAGAAATACATTAAATGCTAAATTTGTATATGCCACAGAAAAAACATCATCTGGTATAACTTCTTACTTTTCTAAAACACCTATAAACGTATCAGAAAGACCCAAATTTGAAAACGACATAGAAAATGAAACGTTGGGAGTTGGTATTAATGAATTACATATTCCAACAGTTTTTAATAAAGAATTAAAAAAACTATACAATGCTTTAGAAATATTAGCAGACTTTTTATCTATAAAAAACGTATCAATAGATGATATCAATAGCATTACTAATAGTGCGTTTTGTTGGTCTTGGAAAGCTATGTCTTGTTATAATTTAACTTTACCAGTTTTTAAGACATCTAACACCAACCCCATAACCTATAGAGAATTAAAGTCAGATTTTCCTATAGATTATGCACCATCAAAAACTTGGGCAGAAGCTACATCTGATTGTTGTTCTTAGAGATAAGTAGATAAAATGAGTAACCGTTTCCATTCAAAATTTCACAGATCAAATCACCACACCAACGTAAGTGGAACTAATGCTGATGCTGGTCACGATCCCATAGCCAGTCCAGATTCTCCTTTTCAAGGTGATTTTGTTTTAAATGGTAGTTTAAGTGCAACTCAAAATCTAAAAATAAACGGATATGCTTATATTTCAAGTAACAGTTCAAATCCATCATTATTGATTGAACAAATTGGTAGTGGATCCTCTTTTAGAGTAAATGATACCTCAAAAGACACAACCCCATTTATCATAGATGCAGGTGGAAATGTTGGTATTGGTAATGACGCACCTGCTTATTTATTAGATATTAGAGGAGGGGATGTCAATATAGGTTCTTCTTCTTTAAGTTACCCAGCATCCGGTAATAGACTTTATTTTAATGGTAATGGTAATAACACTGATTCCATGTTTATACATCGTTATAACTCAGTGAGTGATGTATCCGAACTTCGAGTCAATATAGGGGATAATGCAGGACATACCAATGCCGCGTCATCAGATTATTTTGTAGTTGGAGATTATAGACCAAATAATAGTAACATATGGTATGATTGGTTGAGAGTAGCTAGTGATTATACATCATTTAGCGGAGGTATTAGTGCTGCTGATGCATCAACAATAAATGTAAACAGCAATAAACCGGCATTATTGGTTCAACAATATGGTAATGGTCCAGCTTTTAGAGTAGATGATATTGTAAGTGATACAGCCCCGTTTATTATAGATTCAGGTGGTAATGTTGGTATAGGCACAACAAATACATCCAATGCTATATTAACTGTTAATGGTAAATTGTCTGGGTTTGGTGAATTTACCTATGGGAACGGAAAAGGTAGAATAGGTTTCAACACCGTAGATTTCACTTTAGGTAATCCGGATAGAGGCAGTGCTATAAGCAATAGAGCATTTGTAGCAGAAACTGGAAATGTTTTAGGCATAAATTATAATGGAGATTTCACAGGAGGTACCCACATTCATGATAGTACAGGATTAAAGGGTGCTATTTTCACATCTTCTGGAAGTGTTGGTATTGGTACACTTACTCCCAATACAACACTAACAGTCAGTGGTTCTGTCAGTGCGACTGGCGCTTCAACCTTAACAGTAAACAATAATAACTCTCCAGCATTACTAGTTCAACAGTTTGGTAACGGTCCAGCTTTTAGAGTAGATGATACTGTAAGTGACAAAACACCATTTGTTATTGATTTAAGTGGTAATGTAGGCGTAGGAACCGCCTATACATCTAAGGCATTATTAACAGTTAATGGTACTATTAGTGCAAACGGTCCAACAACTATAACAGTAAACAATAATAACTCTCCAGCATTACTAGTTCAACAGTTTGGTAACGGTCCAGCTTTTAGAGTAGATGATACTGTAAGTG